CTAGAAGAGTATCGGCAACGAATGGAACAACTCTATGAAGAAAGCAACGGAGGACATGTTCAACGAGTTACACAACATGGTAACTCAGGAACTCCTCAATCGAATTAAGTCGGGTGAAGCCTCTACGGCTGATCTCAAAGCAGCGTGTGATTGGTTGTCAAAGAACGACATTAGTGGTGTCGCCTATGAAGGCAACCCTCTCGATAAGCTTGCCACCATTATGCCCAAGGTTGACCCCGAGTTAGTGCAGCGGAGGCTTTATGGCAGGCAGCACGTCTGAATACTACAAAAAGAACCCTGCTGCTCGTAAGCGTCGTCTTAAGCAACAGGCCAAATACAACAAGACAAAAGAGGGTCTAAAGATCCGTACTGAAGCAAACCAGCTCAATAGAAAATTAGGTACCTACGGCAACGGTGACGGGAGGGATGCCTCCCATACAGGCCCCAACAAGGGGAGGCTTGAGTCCCCTTCTGCCAATCGTAGGCGCCCAAGAACTGGTAAGAAGTACGCACCTAAGAAATGACCCCCTTACTTCCTAGTCCTGATCACTACCTCCACAACCTAATAACGATGACAAGCTCCGAAGCTAAGAAGCTACACCGTCGTGCAATCAAAGAACACTTTCATTGTCAATGTGTCTACTGTGGATTAACTTATGAACCTGATGAACTCACTATTGATCATGTCCGTCCTCGTTGTTATGGCGGACACTCTTTTACGAACAACCTTGTACCATCCTGTCGTAAGTGTAATCAGGCTAAGGGAAGTAGAGACTGGCTCTCTTGGATGAGAGCAACATTTGGTATTACTCCAAGAGAGAACCTAATCCTATCGCATATTAATTAATGGCACTTACATCTGCCGAGCGCAAGCGGCAAGAACAACTTAAGAAGCAAGCAGAAGCTGATAAGCGTCGGCGGCAAGCCAACCGCAACGAAACACGAAATGCTGCTGTTAAAGAGTCTGACAAAAAGGCAGCTCAAGAACGTAAGCGTATTGATAAAAAGGCAGAAGTTGCTCAAATCTGGGGTGGTGGAGAAGCAGCTAAACGAAAGGCAGAGAATGATCGCAGATATGCTGAACGAGTTCGTATTGAAAGAAACGCTCAAATCAATCGAAACTGGGACGCTAACGATAGGCGTGATGGGTCTAGTCCTACTCCCCGACCTACAGCTGCTGCTCCTCGTCCTACTGCTGCTGGTCGTCCTCAGTCTCGATTTGCTGGTGCTAGAGACGCCAACCTGACTCGTATCAATAACGATCCTCGCTTTGCAGCTCCTCAGGCAAGACTTGCATCTCCCGCTATTGGTGCTCCTGTACACGCATCCCCCTCTGCCTTTGGCTCTGCTCAAGGTATTGCTACAGGGTCAGCTTATGTCCAAGCACCAACGACTAGACCCTCTACTCCTGGTCAAGCAGCACTGCAACAACCCAACCCATACCAAGCAATGGGTGATATCCGTGGACAACAGATCCCTGATGTGGGGATGCAACAAGACGCTCAACCTTCTGTAGGCAAACAAGAGTACAGCGGACAAAAGCTCCAAGGTATCGACAACAACGGTATCGATATGGAGCGTCGTCGTGCCTTCCTTGATGCTGATAACTCGTTGGCTGGTTTGAAGGCAGTGAAGGAACTGCTAGGGAATCGGAAGAAGTTGAGCATCTCTGTGTCTGACTGATTAACCTATCCACTACCGTAAATGACTCCACATGTTTACAGTGTGGAGGGGGCTAGAACTAAGAAAGTCTTAGCAGATCTAATCAAGAATGATCCAGAGTTAGGCTCAAAAAGTAGCCGTGTTCTCAACATCCTCACGCAAACACCTGAGGAGGAGATCCTTCCTGTTGTCAATAGAATCTTAGACCTAGGTCTCTCCCCTAAACAAGCAGCTCAAGCTATCTCTAGCTTTGAGAGTAATATCTTCCCAGATTATAGACCAGTACCATGGGATGAGATTCACCACATGCGTGGTCTAGATATCTTTACTTCAGTACGTGATCTCCCCGTTGAGGAACAACCAAAGGCTCTAGACCTGATGCACCAATCAGGTCGGACTCTTGGTGACACCGCTGAGAACCTTAGAGGCACATCCTTTGATGTTAGGACCCACACTGGTGCTAACCTTAAAGCAACCCTAATGATTAACGGTGAGCGTGTTAAGGCTAGGGATGTCTTAGACCTTAACGCTCCTGTTAAAGAACTCAGTGCTCACCCCTTTGGTACTAAAGAGACACGTCCTGGTATCATCGTTCCTCAATACGACAATGCTGGTGATTGGTTTGAACATGCAGCTAAGTCAGCTGATGCTGTAAAGATAGACGCTGATCGTGGTATTGCTATTGAGCAACCACGGCGACAGATCATCAACAAGATCCTACAAGAGGGTCGTGGTGCTCCTCCGATCTCTTCCTTTGATGTCTTCTACGGCACACCTGAGGAAGTCAGGGCTGCTAACAAGTATCTCTCTGCCCCTGAACAACAGAAGGCACTAGCCTCTATCTATAAGGGATGGAGCATTCCTAAGAACCTTGATCCTTCCTTACTACCTGCTGGTACGACTCCTGAACTAGCACAGAAGCTGGCTCAGTACTTCCCAGAAGATATGCTTGCTCAGTATAACTTCAATGCTGGTCTACCTGGCTTTGGTAGCAAACTTGGTAAGCTCCTTAAGGATAATGCTGGAGGTGTTGCTGCTGGTCTTGGTACAGGTCTTATGTTCGACAAAGATCTCCACAATGCTGTTACCAATAAAGACCCCCTCAAGGTGGCTACACACGTCGCTACAGATGCTGTTGTGGGTGCAGGTACCCAAGCAGCTGTAAGGGCTCTTCCTGTGGCTGCTGGAGCCCGCGTAGCGGCTGCTATGAATCCAGTTGGTGCTGTCATGATGGCTACCGCTGCACCAAGCTCTACAGATCAAGGTAAACAACGTGAACGTCTCATGGCTCACGTCAACAAACTACCTCCTGCTAAGAAACAAGCTGCACTAACCCAAATCAAGAAAGACGATAAGGCAGCTGCTAAACCGCTCATTGATGGTAACGCCTTATTGAAGAAAGGTATCAACGAAACTAAGTGGTTCCTTAAACAACTGGGTATTAAACTCTAATGACACCTAAACAACCTAAGAACGCTTTCCAGCGTTTCATGGATAACCTAAAGATCGGTTACTTTACTGGTCAAAACCCTATTGCCAGGGCTGCTAGTGGTTATGGTTTCGCGCCCACTAAGAATGCTGCTCTTAACCTGGGTAAGCTTCTCATCAAGATTCCGTATGATCCAGAGATGAGAATTAAGAAGAACGACCCTATGGCACAAAACCGACGCATTGTGGATGAGATCGGCAAGATCGAACGTATCCATAACGCCTATCTGAAGCCACGGGTAAAGCTAGCTGACTAACGCTTACGGAGAGGTGCCTACAAGCCCCTACAAGGTGCCTCTCCTCCACCACACCTATACATTACCGTATGGATACTTTAACAGCCCTTAGAGGCGATTTTAAGCTCTTCCTTCAAGCTCTGTGGAACCAGCTAGACCTGCCCTCCCCTACCCGAGCCCAATACTCCATTGCTGACTACCTTCAACACGGTCCCAAACGACTACAGATCCAAGCATTCCGAGGAGTCGGTAAGAGCTGGATTACTGGAGCCTTTATCCTGTGGACCCTGTTTAACGATGCAGAGAAGAAGGTGATGGTGATCTCAGCCTCTAAAGAAAGGGCTGACAACATGTCCATCTTCCTGCAGAAGCTGATCGTAGAGACACCATGGTTAAGCCACTTACAACCAAAATCAGACAGTGCCCGTTGGTCTCGTATCTCCTTCGACATCAACTGTTCCCCCCACCAAGCACCTTCAGTCAAGTCTGTAGGGATTACTGGCCAACTAACAGGTTCCCGAGCTGACCTAATGATTCTTGATGACATCGAAGTTCCTGGTAACTCCATGACTGAGATGATGAGGGAGAAGCTCCTGCAGCTGTGTACAGAGGCTGAGTCGATCCTGACACCAAAGAAGGATAGTCGGATCATGTACCTCGGTACACCTCAGACTACCTTTACGATCTACCGCAAGCTAGCTGAGCGTAACTACCGTCCCTTTGTGTGGCCGTCTAGGTACCCTCGTAAAGAAAAGCTCAGTCAGTACGAGTCTCTGTTGGCACCCCAGATCGTTGAAGACCTAGACCGTGGTGCTGAAGAGTGGGCAGTTACAGACCCCGACAGATTCAGTGATGACGACCTACTAGAGCGTGAAGCAGCTATGGGTCGTAGCAACTTCATGTTGCAGTTCATGCTTGATACCTCCCTTAGTGATGCTGAGAAATTCCCACTTAAGATGGCCGATCTGGTCGTCACTTCTGTTAACCCTACCTCTGCTCCTGATGCAGTCGTCTGGTGCAGTGACCCAAGGAACGTCATCAAAGACCTACCCACTGTCGGCCTACCTGGAGATTATTTCTATTCTCCAATGCAACTCCAAGGAGAATGGGGACCTTACACCGAGACAATCTGCAGCGTTGACCCATCGGGTCGTGGTACAGATGAAACAGCTGCAACTTATATCTCCCAACGAAACGGTTTCCTGTACGTGCATGAAGTCCGTGCCTACAAAGACGGATACAGCGACAACACACTCCTTGACATCTTGCGTGGTTGTAAAAAGTTCAACGTAACCAAGTTGCTTATTGAGACTAACTTTGGTGACGGTATGGTTGCAGAGCTGTTCAAGAAGCACCTACAACAGACCAAACAAGCCATAGATGTAGAGGAGGTACGGGCTAACGTCCGTAAGGAAGACCGTATCATTGATGCCTTAGAACCAGTCCTGAACCAACACCGACTCATTATGGATAGGTCGGTCATTGAGTGGGACTTCAACTCCAATAAAGACGCTCCTCCCGAAGACAGATTACTATACATGCTCTTCTACCAGATGTCTAGGATGTGTCGGGAGAAGGGAGCCGTTAAACACGACGACAGACTAGACTCCTTAGCTCAAGGTGTTAAGTACTTCACAGATGCTCTATCCATCTCTGCCTACGAAACCGTTAAGCTAAGACGACAAGAAGACTGGCAAGATCTTATGGAAGCTTGGTTCGATGACCCTCAACAAGCAGCCTCTCATATGGTGCTTGGAATGGATCTAGACCAACGGAAAAAGGCGAGACAGTTGGCTGGTAAGAAGTCAGTGCCCACCTGGGTGTGAACCCAGGCCCACACTGGGTTTAGGAGCGGTCCGGCATCTATACAGGGGGAGGGAAGGTGGACCCGAACCCTGGAATGGGGGAAGACATCCAAGACAAACAAGTTGTCTTGTTCATCTTCCCCTTTTACTAAT